GGAAACCAACTTGGTATTTCAGCAGCAAAGATCTATGGTGTAGACATTAGTGACTACAACAGCAAAGACTACGGTGTTATTCAGTACGTTTCAGCGAGAACTGATCTAAGCTAATCAATAACCTAGAGGGGGATTAAACTCCCCCTCTTTATTGGGTGTGTAAGGAATAAAGAATGAGTGTAATACAAAACAAAAGATATATGACATTATCTGAAATCACTACAGAAGTGAGGAATATTACAGGGGTTAGTTCTACAGATGTAGTTTCTGATGCAGTAATACACGATTTGGTTAGTGAAGCTCAATATCAGTTATGTGATGAAGCGAACTTATTACAAGGATATGCTACTCGTAATTCAGTTGCCGACACTAGCGAATATCCTATGAAGAATAGTAATTCTGATGAAGTAACAGATTGGACAGCATATCAAGTGAATCTATCTGGTGGGAACACTGCTTCTACTTCATTAGAGTTTATGACTAGAATATTTAGGGTAGACTATGATGGGGATATGTGTCAAAGAATTGGTATTAATGAAATTAGTGATATATCAGGTGATGCTTCTTTAAGTAATATTACTACTAGCTATGCTTACTATATCCATGATGATAAGTTAGGAATTTTTCCTACTCCTACTGAAGTAAAAGAAATCAAAGTTTATTATTATAGGTTGCCACATAAAATGTTTGCAGATGCGACTTGTGATATTTCATCAGGTTCTGCAAATGTTACAATGGATTTAACGACAGATGTACGAGAAGGAATGATTGTTCAAGGTAGTAATATTCCTTTTGATGCACAAATTTCTTCTATTACAAACACCACAACATTTGTTTTAAGTGGTAATGCAACATCTACTGCTAGTAATCAAACTTTAACATTTGGTAAGCCAGAGATAGATGAGCGCTATCAAAGAATTTTAATATACTATCCTTGTTGGAGGGTGGTAGAAAGATTAAGAGATGTAAATTTAATTAGTTATTTTAAAAATGAATGGTTAGAACAAAAACAACGAGTTATCTTAGAGAGACAGTCTCGTGATGGTAATACTGTATTAACTATTCCATACAACGATTTTTAATGGCTAGAAAAAGTATAAGAGATTTTTCAGGAGGTTTGGTTAGTTATCAATCTGAATTTGATATTTCCGATAATCAATTCCAAACCTTTGATAATGTTATTAATACAAAAAGAGGCAGTGTTGTTTCTCAAAATGCAACAGAGAATGTTTCTTCTGCAATATCTGCAGGTGTAAAAGCTACAACAGAGTTAGTACGTTATCGTACGGAAAAAGATGGTAGTAATGCAGATAAAAGTACTGAATGGTGGGCGGTAGCTAATGGTTTAGATGTGTATAGGCAAGATAGCGCAGATGGTACATCAGGAACATTTGCTTCAATTAATACTTATGCTCTTGGTACAGAATGCGTTGCGAATGGTGCTTTAACTTCAAGTACAAGTTGGTCTTTTGGTACTGGGTGGAGTTTACAAGTAGAGAGCATACCAAATTCTGTGCGTTCTACTGGAGTGGTTGGAGCATTAACTCAAACTAATTCAAATATGACAATTAAGTTGGAAAAACATAAAACTTATAAAATGCAATTTACTGTCTCAGATATTAGTAGTGGAACTAAAGTCGATATTACTATTCAAAATCAAGCATTAACAGAAACTTATGTAAGTACAGCAAGTTATACAGCCACTACAAATACTGTTTATTTTTCTCCACCTTCTTCTAATGGTGGTCTTGGGATTTTATCAGGAACCAGTGCAGGAGGTGCTACCAGTGCGTATGACATTAAAGATGTTACAATTAAAGAAGTGCCTAATCACGATTTATTAGTTCATAATCAAATTTTACGCATCAGTGATGGTAATTTTATTTCTAGTAATGATCCTAAATGGTATGGCCATATTAAAAGAAATGTATTTGGTCAATCTTTTATTTATACAGATGCGTATAAATTTAGAAAACCACCAATGGCTGTAGCAGTCAATGAATGGAAAGCAGAATCAACTGCATTAACCGCTCCAACAGTTGTGCCTATGACTTATGTATTTGATCAGCAAGATGCAATTAATGCTGCAAATAAAGTAGGTATTTATGTCAATGATACAAATGAAGTAGGAAATGATTTAATTGGTTCTCTCGCAACCAGTACATTTAATGCAAAAGATAAATATACCGTGACATTTTTATATGATTATATTCAAGAAAGTGAATTAGGAAGAGATGCAAATGGAGATATTGGTGTATTCTCTCAAAATCCTGTACACGCAACAAGATGTCCTGGATTGCAATTAGTGCTTTATACGGGTACAGATCTTGCAAATTGGAATAAACGTATTACAGGTATTAATTTATATTGGCAACCCGTTGATGATGTAGATTGGTATCTTATTAGTACTTACGATGTAGACAAAGGTTTTTCTGATGACCCTAGAGCAAAAGACACAGCATCTACAGTCAATATTAGAGGTGGAATTAATTCATATACAAATAGTGGATTTTGGATTCCTTGTTTAGAACCTTATACTCCTCATACAGATAATCAAAATACGATTCAATTTACAAATTCTACTGCCTCTGTTATCTCTTCTGATACAGGTAGTTGGTCAACTGGATTTTCATCTAATAAAATTATTGCAGTAACTGCTTCAGCGTCAGGTGGCACAGCTACATTAGCAGAAGTAGCTGCAAAGCTAGAAATAGCCACTGCTTATGTGGCCTCTATTAAAACGGTAAGTAGCGCACTACTAACTACTGGATATAGCTCAACCACTGTTCAATGGGGAGGTTGGTTAGGTGCAGGATATGTTTCTGATTCATCTGCAGATGCGTATGATGGATTTAAAGCATATGCTTTTACTATGTCTACTGATAAAGTAGCTACATGGTATATTGCAAATGATGGATTAAAATTAGCTACTTATAATTCTTTAACGGGAAGAGCAGCTGAAACTCGTTTAAAAACAATAGGTTGGGAAACAGCGGCTGTTGTAGGTAATAAAGCATTCTACGCAAATATAGATTTTGAAGATGAGAATGAACAAACATTACGAGAAAAAAATCGTATTGTATTTACAGATAATTTTAAGTTAGATGAGGCAGTTGTTGGTACAAAATATATTGATGTAGGTAAAAATGATGGAGATGAGATTGTTGCATTAGAGTCTTTTCAAGGAAGATTATATGTATTAAAAAGTAGAAATATTTATATTTATAGGATTCGTAGCGCACAATCTGTGAATTTTACATTAGAAAGACATATTCCTAGTATTGGTACTATGCACAAACATTCTGTAACAGAAACACCTTATGGGTTATGTATTGCTGACAAAAGGCAAATTAGTTTATTGTCTGGCGCAGAATTGACAGAATTGTCTTTATTAATTCGTGATACATATCAAGCACTTACATTTAATCCTGGTAGTGGAGATGTAAGCTTAGGATATGATGGTAAACATAATATGTTAATAGCTAATATTGGTACTATTATGTATGGTTATAATTTTGATACACAGTCTTGGGCTAAACTTTCTAGTGATGTGGATACATTACAAAGCAATATGATTTTAAATGAAAATCAAAATGTGCAAGTATTTGATACTACGAGTAAGAGAGTAGAAAATATTATGTCAGGCGCACAGGGTGGGGATAGTCCAACATTATTACTAAAAACAAAAAGATTTGATTTTGGGTTACCTGATCAATTTAAAAGATTTACAAAACTACATGTTACCTATTTATCATCTATTGCTCCTTATTTTAAGGTGTATATTGATGGTAATTCTACTTCAGAGGGCCAAAGAGGTATGGCAATTCACAGTACGTTGACAACATACTCTGCGGTTATTAATGAGTTAGGTAAAACAATTGAAATAGAAGTTTATGGTTCAGCATCAAACTTTCGTATAGATGGTATTGATATTGATTATGACATTGAAGGGAACAATCCATAATGGAAGAAACAATAGAATCATTAACAGAAATTAAACAAAATAAGATTTTTGATTTAAAGCAAGGTTTTTTTAGTCCTGCGGAAGGTCAAGACAATGATATGGGATTATGTACAAACAATGGAAAGTTTTATTTTGCAGTAAAATTTAATGCAGAATGGCACTTTACACAAATTAAACAAGCAAGGGATTTATAATGGGTAGATATACAGTAAAAAAATCGGAACCTAAACAAACTATACAGGTTATTGATAATGAAACAGGCTTTGTAGTCAATGAATGGACTTATGCTAGATTTAAAGGTCAAGGGGTTACAAAGTCAAGAAGGCTTCAAAATGCTTATGAAAGTGCAAATAATTATGTAAAACAAATAGAAAATAAGCAATCATTAGCAGGGGACAGTGCAACGTACGACCCTCTTACTGGATTATATACAACACCAGATGGTACATCATATTCAAGTATAGAAAAACTAGAGCAAGGTTTAGATGAATTAAAAGCAGACGAAGATCTTACTGAAGCTAAAAAAGAATCTCAAGAATCATTAAGTGAATTAAAGGGATTAATTACTGCCTCAGGGATACAGCAAAAAAAGATGGCTGAAAATATAGGCGCAAGACAGCAAGGTCAACTTCTTAGTCAGTTACAAAGAGCTGTGTTAGGATCGGGTGGTGATGTAGTATCTTTAGATCCAGTTGTAACAAATATTCGAGAAGCTAGTGAGCGTTCTTTACAAGATAGGTTATTAAACATTGAAGCCGCTACTAATCAAGCACTCACACAAGTACCACGATTAGATTTACGAAATATTACAGATATGGCTACATTAGGTCAAAGGCAACAATCTATTTCAGATGCAATGACTCAGTTCCTTATTGGCGACGAAAGACAGAAAGCGACTTTACAAGCTCAAATCGATGCAGAACCAGAATGGTGGGAAAATGTACTAGGAGGAGCAGGTCAAGCAGCAGGTCAAGCAGGAGGTGCATATGCAGCCTCTCTTATTGCTAGTGATATGAAAGTTAAAGAAAACATTAGTGAGGTAGGTAAGTTACATAACGGATTACCTGTGTATATCTATAACTATATTGGTGACAATACTCCTCAGATTGGTGTCATGGCTCAAGATGTAGAAAAAGTAAATAAAGATGCAGTGGTTACTGTGGATGGTATTAAACATGTTTTTTACAGAAAGGCAGTCCAATAATGGCATTTAAATTTAAAACAAAGAAAAGACCGACTGCACTTCAATCTTTTGCAGGTGGATTGGCTACAGGATTTGCACAAGGTATTAATCAAGCAGCACAACTTAGTTTACAGGATAGACTGAAAAAAAAAGAAAATTTTGAAGATTTTACTAAAGAATTACCTCAATTAATTAACCTAGCAGGATTAGAAGGAAATGAATATAAAGCAGCTCAAGAAGGTCAGTTTTTAATTCGCAGAGGTGATATTAAATCTAGGGATCAATTATTTTCTTTTTTAGAAGGTAAGAGTGCAGGTTTAGGAAATAGATTATTTGGTGCTACAAAAACATCTGATATTTCTTTAGTAGGTGTTGTAGACGAAAAAACGGGTGACATTGTTTATGTACCTAAAAGCCAAGCACCAGGAAGAATAAAAGAAAAAGCAAAGACAAAAGATAGGAAAAGTGAAAAGGATCGTTTTGGTGTTTTAAGATTTACTGACACTGGAGAACAGGTATTTCAAGGAGATACTCCAGATAGACCTACTCAAAAAGATGTTAATAATAGACTAAGGTTTATGGATGATGGTTCATTGGTTTTTCCAGAAGTTGAAAAAGAAACCACTCCAGTAAATAAACAATTAAAGATTGATAAAAAAGGTAATCGTATTCTTTTTGATCCTAGAACAGGAGAAATTGAAATTCAAGAACCAGGAACTAATTTATCAGATAGAGAAAAACTAGAACTGCGAAACTTAATGCAAGAGCGAACAAGATTACTTGGGTTAAAAAAAGGTGAGTCTAGTGTTTCTTTTTCATTTGGTGGTGAAGATCCAATTACGATTGACAGTGGAGAAGCAAGTTGGGATGAATCAAAAGACCAACCTGCTTTAAATAGAATTAATAAAACTCTTAAAACTAAATATGGATATAATTGGTTAGGTGAATTTAAAGACGAAGCATCAACAGAGGAAATTGATTTACAAAGACCTCCAAGTATTCCTGAAGAAGCATGGTTAGCAGCTAGTGAAGAAGAAAAAAAACAAGCTGTAGAAATATATAATGCAAGCCTTATTCCAGGTAGTGAAAATACAGTTGTAGAGGAAATTCCTGCAGCCAATCAAAATGTTGATGTTACAGACAGTGGTCAGCAACCTCCAAGTGGTGTAGATATTGGTTTTACACCTCAAGCTCCTAATACTGGGATGAAGTTTAGGTTGCCTCCTGAATTGGTAAAGCAATTTGATTCTGGTTCTGTTGTTGTAGAATCAATGAAAGGTGATAAAATAATCTTAAAAACAGATAAAGGCATAAAAAAAGTAATGCCATTAAGTAAATGGTACACTTATAGATTTGCGCCAATGACCTAATGGCTGAGAATTCGTTATTACAATACTTAGATGTAGAGACACCTCCTCCTGTACAAACTACTGATACAGATAGTACAGTAAATCCTTTATTACAATATATTGAAACACCAAAAGAGGCTACTCCTCAAGTAGAAGCACCTAAAGAATCTGGCTTTCAAAAGTTTTTAGATCAAGCATTTGTTCAACCTGCTTCATCA